GTCTGGTTTGATTGGTATTACAGACCAACCTCTCTCAAGATAATCCAGGGCTGCTGCCAGTTTTTCGTTCATGTTCGTCTTCCTCAAAGTAATCGTTAAAGTCAATGTCTGGAGCATGCTCCTTTATTTTCTCAAGAACTTGGCTACTTACATAACGTCGCTTCATCCACCCGTATGGAGCAGTACGAACCACGCCAGTTATCTTAGCCACCGAAGACGCTCCACCCAAATCGGTGATGAGCTTCTCGATGTTAAGTCGCATTTTGTTCTCCTTTTGACTTGCATTAATGTATAATTTATACTACACCTATATTATTAATCAAGTCATCATTCATATAAATTGCTGATGACGCATTAAATAAGGAGGTCGTATGACTGATAGTTGGGACGTGTTTGATAAAACACGCAAAGATGCTGTCGCATCTAAAACGACACAGCGATTGGAAGATATGTCTGCCGAGCTGTATAAACTAAACCTTGAGAAGATAACCCTCGAAGAAAGAATATCTGTGCTAGAGGGAGATATTTCCAGATTATTTCCAGAAGAGTCAGGCTCACAGTCCAAGGAACTTGGATTGTATGAGGTCATTGTTTCTCGTTCTGAGAGATGGTCTTGGGATAGGGACGCTTTGGAAAAACATTTTGAGCAGAAACCTCTGCCTCATTACGTCAAACGTAATCTCAGCATAGATAAAAGGGCGTTTACAAAAATGCCTTTAGAAACACAAAACGAAATCAAGTATTGCCTAACACGCAATCTTGACAAACCGAAAGTGAGGGTAGTGAAAAATGTTCAAGACGTTTAGTACAAAAGACATAATGCAAGACGGGCCTACAAAGGTTCTGCTTTATGCGCATCATGGGTTTGGTAAGACTTATCAGTGTAGGTTCTATCAATCTCGATATGGAAAAGGACTCATCTTATCAGGTGAGGCTGGTCTGAAATCAATCGAAGACGTGGACATTGATTATGTTCCGTTTACTTCATGGGATAAAGGGCATGACCCTGAAAACGGCAAGTATAGCTTCCGTGGTATTATGAAGATGATTGCAGACCCACAGTTTGCCAAGCAAGGTTATAAGTGGATAGCCATTGATAGTCTGACAGAGATGTCAGATAGGTTGATGGAGCATCTCGAAGCCGAGCATCAGGGAGAAAACAACAACTTCAAATTATATGGTGACAATTCACGGATAATGATTGGAGCCTTGAAGTGGATACGTGACTTGCCTTTGCATGTCTACGTAACGTGTTTGGCGAAGGAGGAGAAGGACGCTAATGATGTTACTCATTATTGGCCAATGGTGAAGGGGGCTTCTGTTGCAAAACAAGTTCCAGCTTTGTTTGACCACGTCTTATGTGGTGTGAGACGGACAGAGACAAGCGATAAAGGTTTACCAAGGGTCAAGAGATATATCGTTACGGACGAAGTGAGTGGGTGGCATGGCAAGACCAGAGACCCAAAGGGTGTACTGAAGCCATTTGAAAAGGTGGATGATGTCACTGAATTATTAACAAGAATGGCTACAGCCGAGGAGAAATAGTATGAGTGATTGGAACTTTACTAATCTTGACTTGTCTTCTGTTGAAGAAGGGTCAGGAAGCACACGCCTACAACAAGGCGTGTATACAGTGGAATGTAAGAACGCATCCATTGAACCCGTTGGTGCTACCAACAATCGTAAATTGGTTCTTGACTTCGATGATGTCGATGGTCAAGGTGATATAAGGGTGAACTTGAACATCAAGCACACCAGCAGTCAGGCACAAGAGATTGCCCTCAGACAGTTAAAATCTTTTCTCGTCTGTGCTGGACACTCAACACCTGACAAGCCTGGGGATGTTGCGTCTCTGAAAGGATTGCAATGTAAAATCAGAGTCGGTTTAGGGAAACCTTGGACTGGTGACGATGGGGTTCAAAGGCAGAGTTCAGAGGTCAAGTCGTTTATGCCTACTAAGGCAGACGCTAAGTCTGGCGAGTCTGACCCTCCCGCAGATGAAAAAGACTTAGACGACGAAATCCCGTTTTAGTCGCTAGCAAAGAAGGAGTGGAAATCCTCCCCACTCCTTCTTTTTTTTTATGAGTTTAAAATGATTGAAGCACGGAAAATAATAGATGCAATAGACGAAGGTTACGAGAGAGAGCCAAAAGAAAAAGCTCGTGATTACATAGGGGCATCTATGATTGGCACTGCATGTGATGCAGAGATAGCTTTCAGTCTGCGTGGGTTTCCAAACAACCCACCGACACCAAGATTAAAAAGAATATTTAGACTGGGTCATATATTAGAAGACGAAGTTGTAAGAGATTTAAGAGTAAAAGCAGACGTGAGAGTCTGGGAGAAAGATGACCTTACTGGAAAACAACATACATACGAAGAGCTAGGTGGTCACATAGTCTGTCACATGGACGGACATATACAGCTAGACGAAGAAGAAGAAGAGATACATGTTCTTGAAATCAAAAGCATGAATGATGCTTCTTGGAAAAAATTTCAGAAAGATGGGGTGAAGAAATCACACCCAAGATATTACTCACAGTTACAAATGATGATGGGTATGTCAAAAATGCCAACATCTTTTTTTATAGCCATCAACAAGAACACAAGTGAATACCACTCTGAGATTGTTGATTACGACGACCTTGAGTTTATGTTTATAAAAGAACGTATTGAGAGGGTATTACTTAACCAAGCGAGGAAAATAAGCAATGACGAAACAGATTGGAGATGCCGTGGGTGTTTCAAAAGGGGTGCGTGTTGGGGACAAATGGATGTTCCCAAAGCATGCACGACGTGTAAGTTTGCAATCGCCAAGTCAGATGGTGACTGGTATTGCCAAAAACACGAGCGAAGCGCCAGAGAACTGTGTAACTTTTACGAGCTTTATGAACCGTTGCCGAAGGGAAGCTGACATGAAGTATGAAGAGTTGGAAAAGAAATTCGTAACGTTACACAAAGAACGTTCTGAAGTTATGAAAGAGATTGAATATAACGAGAACGAAATCAACTCCATACTAGAACGCATTGCAAGGAGTAATCTTGAGAAAGATGACTTTGCAAAAGCCAATGACAAACGCAAGCATCTCCGCAAGGAAACTGTGGAACTTAACCACAAGAAGCGAGAGCTTGAGGCACAAATACAACTGATAAAAATGAGAATGAAAAATGAGTAAGAAAAAATTTAATCGCACTTCGTTTTTGGGTACAGCAGACCAGCTTATCAATAGTGATAGAGCTAAAGTGTATGGGCCAGCAAAGAAAAACCATGAGGACATTGCGAAGATTTGGTCTGTGATTCTTGGTAAAGAGATAACAGCCGAGCAAGTTGTTATGTGTATGATGGGTTTAAAGATTTCACGGCTTATAAAAACACCAGAGCATGCAGATTCATGGGTGGACTTGTGTGCTTATGGAGCTATTGGAGGAGAAATAACAAATGAAAGTAATAGTAGAAAGCCCGTACAAAGGGCAAAACGAGGCAGACCGAAAAAAGAATAGAGAGTTCGCACGTAAGTGTATGCTTGATTCATTAAAAAAGGGCGAGAGCCCTTTTTTATCTCACCTACTCTACACGCAAGTGCTAGACGAAGACGTAGAATCAGAAAGGCAAATCGGATTAGATGCTGCATTTAAGTGGTATGATGTTGCAGATTATGTGGTCGTCTATACAGACAGAGGTATATCGAAAGGGATGAAGCAAGGCATAAAGGTAGCTAGAGATTTGAACAAGACTGTTGAGTACAGGTCTTTCAAATGAAAGAAGTAATTGTTTACAGCTTGTGGTTGCTGATTGTTCCAGACGTTGAGTCGTCGGAAGTAAAACTACACAGACTAGAGTTTACTAGCCATGCAAGTTGTTTGGTTATGGCTAACTTACTTGAACAAAAGAGAGACCCCATTGTACAGAAGAAGCAATGCCGAAGGGTCATCAAGTATCCAACAGACTAAAACAATAATAATAAGTAGTTTATTTACAAACCTGTTATGAGCTGAGTTCAAAGTGTGGAGCGTCAATGAAAGGACGTCTGCCTTGTGACCTACGTAAATCTACGTAAGCGTTCATAGCTTCTTCCATTGTCCCATCCCATTCTCGAATATCTGGTATTTGCCACGCAGCACCCCAACGTACTCCAACTCCTTCGTCTTGGGCTGCTTGTTTCATTGCGTCTGCAATGTCGTCATACAAATTTAATTCCCAGGAACCTCGTGAACCAATGTAACACATTAAGTCTACAGCGTTGCCAGTAAGGTGGTGTGATTTCATCGTCTTGGATGCACCTTTTGCTACCAGCTCCTCTTGTTCTTCTTGAGTTCGCAGACCACAAATAACTCCGAAGTCAATTTTCGTAAGGGTTATGGCTTTCATAACAACAAGTTTCATGCTGTCATTCACGCCTTCAAGCTTGCCGAGGCTTCGCTCTGATAATTTAAATGTCATTTAGTTAATCCTTTTTGTTTCTCGTATGTCCTGAGTGACCCGATTCCA